CGGAGGAACAAATGAGCAACAATACTACTATTACTACACAAACTTACCGAGGTACTTTTGTAAAAATTAACGGAGAATCACGATCTATGCGTTTCGTTCGCATCGCTGATCTCCCAGCCGGAATGATATCAGAAGCGGCTCACCAACATATTCGTCACCTTCAGCAACTTCACGGTTCAGAAGTCGTATATGATTTGGACAAGCAAGGTTTCCGTTCATACAACTGGAAAACTTCTTCTGACTCTTCAAATTCCGAAGAAACTGTACTAATCAGTTTGTAAACCTAGCGGTTTTGTAAGTTTCCGCAAAAAACTTTCACTTTTTACTTGACAATTTGATAAAAATATGATATAATATATATATGAGAAGTGAAACTCCAAAACATTCACAAAGAGGTTATGACTTGGTCCGGGATAAAAAGTCAAAAACAATTTAAGACATTTCAATTATTAGGAGGAAACATGTCAAATTCAAACGTAACAATCTTTAACGGTACTTTCCGTAAACTTAATGGAGAAACACGAACAATGCGATTCATTCGTAAATCAGATCTCCCCGCTTCAATGGTAAATGAAGCAACTATTTCTAACCTTGAGTCTAAGACACACAGTGAAGTTGTCTATGATGTAGATAAGCGCGGTTTCCGCCAGTTCAACTGGAAAACAGCCGAAGGCGAAGTAACTGAAACTCAAAGCACATTTAACTTCTAAACACTCCTTGTGGTTATGACGGTTTTAGGGGATATTTCCGAAAAAAAATTCCCCCTGTTTTCTTGACAGTATCAAGATAGTATGTTATAATAATAATGGGAGCAAGATTAAAACTCTGCTTACCTTAGTCTGAGAAGACAAAAAACATCGCCTAACTAACGGAGAAATCAACATGGCACTTAATATAGAAGCAATGAGACAAAAACTTGCGAACTCACAAAACAAGAATGCAGGAAAAAACAGCGGCACAAAGTGGCGACCATCAGAAGGAGATCAAACAATTCGAATCCTTCCAACCAAAGATGGAGACCCGTTCAAGGAATTTCACTTCCACTATAATGTAGGAAAGAATCCTGGAATTCTGTGTCCAAAGAAGAACTACGGCGAGCACTGCCCTATTTGCGACTTTGCCTCCCAACTCTGGCGAGATGGTGTAGATAACAATGACGATCAATCTAAAAATGCTGCAAAGAAGTTATTCGCTCGAAAGCGTTACTATTCTCCAGTCCTTATCCGAGGCTCTGAAGCCGATGGTGTAAAGATCTGGGCTTATGGTAAGACTGCTTATGAGACACTTCTTGGATATGTACTTGACCCTGATTATGGTGATATTACAGCATCCGAAACTGGGACCGATATTGTATTGAATTACACTGTTCCTGGTACTCCCGGGTCTTTCCCAAAGACTCAACTCAAACCTCGTCGCCGTCCCTCCGTACTGTGTGACGAAGCAATCGCTGACTGCGATGCTCTTTTGGATAGTGTTCCTGATATAGAAGCACAATTTGATCGAAAATCTTCGGAAGATATTCAAGCCATTCTGGATGATTATCTCTCTACGGATTCCTCCTCCGAAATGTCCTCCTCAGAAACTGCTAAGTACGGCAGTTCCGTAGATAAGAAGATTAATGACTTTCTAAGTTAGTGATTGCTTTCGTTATGCCCCCCGCGAATTAAAATAATGGCGGGGCACTTTTTTTAAACAAAAATGAGAAAAAAACTCTAAATTGATAGACTGAAATTGGTAGCCGTAAACTGCCTAGTCCATGTACAAAAATATTTACCGGTTCTGTTCTAACCGCTAAAAAAAGAGCAATATTTTCAACACCGGAGTAAAACATGAAAATCTTAAACAAACTTACAGCTGAAGAGCTGGCTATCGAAGAAGCTATAGCCCACGGGCACAACAACCCAAAGAACTGCGAAAAACACATGCATATTCTAAGTGATAGAGAGATCATTTCTTTCGAAAGTAATATGCGAATCGACCAGTTGGTTGAGGATAATGTTAGAGTCGATAGTATTGATCCTAAGTATAATTCGCAAC